GTTGTGCGAGTGGGGTCACCGCGTTAAAACTGAAAAGGCTCACGGCATCGCCGCTGACTTGACTACTTCCTAAGAGACAAAGGGCTGGTCTAATAAACCAGCCCTTTTTACATATGACAGTAATCAAAAAACGACTGGTATCTGAAAACGCTGCCATTGGCCAGAAGCAGTACTGGCATGACCACGACGACGGCTCCGTGACAATCCAGACGGTGCAAGATGTCGAGGACGTTGCCGAGTCCAACAAGCAAAGTTTTAATCAAGTGGATGCGCGGGCTAACTGGAATGGTGACATGCACAAAGTTGCATCCATACCGATGGCCATATTTTATGACTTGAAGCGCAAAGGCATCTTAGATGATCCTGCGGCCATGAAGAAATGGCTCAATGATTCGGACAACCGTGTGTTCCGTACGCGGCCTGGGCAGGTATGATTTAGACCATGGCCATTGACACCTACACCAACCTTCAGACGACCATCGGCGACTGGTTAAACCGCGACGACTTGTCGGCGGTTATACCCACGTTTATCACCTTGGCCGAGGCTGGCATGGAGCGTGTTTTGCGCACGCGTCAGATGATGAACAGGTCAACAGCGACCATTGATACGCAGTACAGCGCGGTGCCGGCTGATTTCCTGGAGATCAGCACAATCAAGATCACCAGCACAACGCCCATCCAGCCTTTGACTTTTTACCGTCGCGAGGACATGGACGCAAACGATGCGCAGACATCTAGCGCGTCGGGTAAGCCTATATTTTTCACGGTGTCTGGGAACCAAATACGGGTCAGCCCTAAGCCAGACGGCTCATACACAGCAGAGCTTGACTACTACGCCAAGATCGCCAAACTGTCCGGGGCGGTGGCTACCAACTGGATTCTGACGTCGCACCCAGACGCCTACCTGTATGGCGCACTGCTACAAGCCGCGCCCTACCTGAAGGACGACGAGCGGGTTGGTATCTGGACCACCCTGTACGCGGCTGCGGTTGAGGCCATGAAGCAGGCGGACGAGCGATCAGCAACATCAGGCGGGGCACTGAACGTGCGCACAGCATCATTCGGAGTGAGATAAATGTCATCATTTAACGACTACACGGAGAGCCTTGTACTTAACTGGCTTTTCACAACCAACAGCGCGACGCGGCCAACAGCATGGTATGTGGGCCTATTCACCTCAGCGCCAAGCGACACAGGCGGCGGCACTGAGGTGTCAGGCAGCGCATACGCACGGAAGGACACCGGCACCATAGCCGTGTCCGGTACAGCTACCACAGCCACCAACAGCGCGGCCATTGAGTTTGCTGCGGCGTCTGGTGGGAACTGGGGGGCCATTGGCTGGGCCGCAGTGTTTGACGCGTCAAGCGGCGGCAACATGCTGGCGTGGGCACCGCTCACCACATCACGCACCATTAACGACGGTGACGTTTTTCGCATCCCAGCTGGCAGCTTAACTATCACACTAACCTAAGATGGCGGCGTATGGCTCCGGCCCTTACGGCGGGGGCAATTATTCGTTTGGCATTAGCCTCGGTGAGGCGTCGATTGAAGGTGTCAGCAGCGTAGGCGCGGATGGATTGCGTATAGCAATTGGCGATGTTGCGGTTAACAGCGAATCGTCGGTTGTTGTGAACGGCGTGCGCGTTGCGTTTATGAGCGCGACGGTCGCCACCAACGCGGACATGGTCGTTGGCTCCAACGTAGTGGTCAACCGGGCCGTCACCATAGTCGCGGGTTCAGAGATAAATATACAGAGCAACAGGGTGATGCCCTTTGCCTTTGATGTCGTCGGCACCTCTACCATAGCGTGCTTTGCGCGCCTAAAATGGGAAGTGGAGTCGGACACATCAGAGGATTGGTCCGAGGTCGCGGACAGCGACACGACATGGACACCAATTGCCGACACAACCGAAAACTGGCAGATTGCCGCATAGGAATTAAAAATGGCTGATACCACCACCACTAATTTGAGTCTTACAAAGCCCCAGATCGGGGCAAGCACCGACACATGGGGGACCAAAATTAACACAGACCTAGACACCGTTGACGCATTATTTTCTGCGACCGGAACGTCGGTGGCCATGAACCTCGATGGGGCTGTGATTGACAGCTCAACCGTAGGAGCTACAACGGCCTCTACAGGCGCATTTACCACGCTGTCGGCATCAGGTGCAACCACCCTATCAGGCGGCACAGTTAACGGAGTCACCTACCTCAACGGCTCTAAAGTCTTGACCAGTGGGTCTGCGCTCACGTTTGATGGTTCTCAGTTGGACATCCCTGCTGGCACTGCTGCTACGCCTTCGCTGTCCACTACGGCTGACACCAACACAGGCATTTTCTTTCCTGCTGCTGACACCATTGCGTTTACTGAAGGTGGTGTTGAACGCATGCGCCTGACCTCCACAGGTCTGGGGATTGGGACGAGTTTGCCTGCAAGCAAACTTCAGATAAACAATACAGGAATCTCGACGGTAGACGCGGTAACTCTTCAATGGGACCATTTAACCGCAACAACTGGTATTGAGCAAAGAATTAAATGGTCGTTTAATGGTGCTACTGCCGCCTCGTTTTCTGATGCTGGTTATATCGGCGTAGGCAAGCAGGGAAATTGGCAACTTTTTTCAAACAGAGATAGCTACCTATCTTTTGGAACTACTTTAGATAATGTTTTGGCAGAACGCATGCGCATCGACGGCGCAGGCAACGTGTTAGTTGCGTCAACTAACGCGTCAGAAGGGTTGGCAGGAGGGGCTTTACTGAGTGTTGGCGGTTCTACTGAAACTTCCACCGCATACATTAAACTTGGAAAGAGAGTAGCGTCAACTGCCAATAATCTTCCGTTTATTACTCAAGGCAGTGATGACGGCGTAAGAAATGATTTAATACTTGGTGTGCATAGTACCGACGCATCAATTAAATTTTTTACGGGTGCGTCATCTGTCAGCAATCCCTTTACGTCAAACAACACCGAACGCCTCAGAATAACAAGCGCAGGTGACGTAGGGATTGGGACGAGTAGTCCTGCGGTCAAATTGGATGTGGTGGGAGCTATCAACTCCACAGGCCTAGCAGTAACCGGAGCTATCTCCTCCACAACCGACGCAACCCTGTCAGGCTTAACAGTAGGCAAAGGTGCAGGTGCAATATCGACGAATACCGCATTGGGTTCGAGTGCTTTGAATGAAAACACCACAGGCTACAACAACACAGCTATCGGGCGGACCGCACTCACGAGCAACACCACAGGCTCTAACAACACAGCTAGCGGGCTTCAAGCACTCAACAGCAACACCACAGGCTCTAGCAACACAGCTATTGGGACGAGCGCACTCTTGTCCAACACCACAGGCAGCGGAAACACAGCATTAAACCCACGCAATTCATCAAATAACTTCGCCCCAGTCTTTGACCCGACTACGCAAGACAATCGTTTCTGCATGGGCTCTACGGCTGTCACCAATGCCTACATTCAAGTGGCATGGACGGTGGTGTCAGATGCGCGGGACAAGATTAACTTTGCGCCTGTTCCCCACGGCCTTGAGTTTGTCAAAGCGTTGCAACCTACGGCGTATCAGTTCCGAACTGCACGGGACTCTGAAGAAACCAATGGCGGGGTGCGTTACGGCTTTAAAGCCCAAGACGTGCTAGAGCTAGAAGGTGCTAACCCTGTCATCGTGGATAACGAAGATGTAGACAAACTGCGAATGGTTGATACCGCTTTGATTCCTGTTTTAGTAAAAGCCTTGCAGGAACTGAATGCAAAGTTTGACGCTTATGTTTTAACCCACCCTTGAAAGTAAACCATGATTATTGAAAACACCCCTGAACAAATCGCAAAGCACTACTCTTCCTCAATGGACAGTGTGAACCTTATCAACGCTGGCCAGCCTGTAGGCACAACTGACGAAGACTGGGCTGACACAGTATCACGCAACCAAGAGCATCTGGTCGGTATGCTGGCTAAAGATTATTGGACGACAGAGGATTTAACCCCGCTACAAGCTGCTGCCGGAGAATAAAATGACCACATGGAATATTGCACAACTTGAGCGCCGCACCTCTGACGGCTTTGTAACTACCGCGCACTGGAGTTGCTCTGGCGTTGATGGTGAGTTTAGTGGCAACACATACGGCTCTATCGGGCTAGAGGGTGTTGTTACAACAGCTTACGAAGACATAACTGAGGAGCAAGCAATTGGCTGGGTTAAATCAGCGATGGGTGAAGAAACTGTTGCGGCTACTGAAGCAGCGGTGGCAACTCAGATTGAAGCCCAAAAGAACCCTGTGGCGGCCTCCGGCAAGCCTTGGTAAGTTAACGGGAAGCCACCGCCCGACCTCGGTGGCGCATTAAAGGAACTACGATGGAAAACAAAAAAACACCCATCCAGATCGACGGCGTTGACTATCAGTTTGAGGACATGACGCAAGAGCAGTAGATGCTGGTC